CCTTATCAAAGTCTGTAGCCAAAGCACAATCAAAGGTTGGAATTAAGTTTGGAATAATTTTATTAATTAAACTATCACCCATTCTAATTTCCAAATCCTTACCAATAATTTTGTAAATTAAATCTTTGTAATCTTCATTGCTAAAACAAAAATCATTAACTGCTTGTATTGCGGAGTGACCTGTGATATTACGTTCACGCAAATCGTCTAACAACTGAAATAAATAAACATATAATTGTTTAGATACTTTTAAATCATTATTGTAATTCTTTTCAAGATTCTCAGGTGTTACATAAAATTGAAATGTTGGATTATAAGTGTAATACAGAACTTTCTTTAAGAACTCATTGTCTTTGTATTTACTTAAAATGTCTTTTTTGTCATTGGTAGAATTTGTTGAGTTTAACTCGTCTACCATTTGCCTTAAAATCTTAAAATCTGTCATATCCTTTAATTAATTTCTATACTTAAAGATAAGTATAATTGTTCAAAGTACCAAATCTTTTTTAAGAAATTTTTACGGTTCTATAGACTCCCTGTGTCTCAATAGGTTAATGACTTCATCTATGTGATATGGTCGAAATTCTTCAGATCCACATATACCGACATCCATTCTACGTCCTTGACCTATTTTATCATCTCCTTTTAAGTGTTGGTGACCATGTATCATTATAGATCCTTTTCGCATATCATTCCATGAAATGATAGGGTAGTGACAAAGAACAAATTTACGTTTACCACTTTTATGTTCAACGTCCATTTCTTCGTAATTTGCTACATGTGTAAACAATTTACGAATTTCTGAACGATTATTTTGAATATGATGATCATGATTACCTAAAATCAAAACAATGTTTTTGCAATTAATTTTAGAACGAAATTCTTCAATCATTTCAAACCCACCAAATGACCAATCACCTAAATGTATCAACCAATCGTCTTCAGCTACGCAATCGTTAATGTTATTTACAATTGCACTGTTCATAGTTTCTAAATCTGGAAAATCTCTAGTAGCACGAATTAAATCTTCTTCGGTACCATAATTCCAGTTAGTTACGCCTCTACAAATATTTTTATGATTGTAGTGAGTATCTGAAGTAAACCATATGTTATTCGCTGATATTTTCATACAATTCGTATACGCTATTTTTAGTATTGAATTTAATATAATTTTCTTTTTGTTCTATAATTTCAGTTACTGTTGTTGTACACCAAGTAAAACTTAATCGATGTGGATCTAATATACAAGATAAACCAACTTGAGGTTTATTATGTAATTCTTTAAACCTACTATCATCGCCCCATTCAATCCATCCCATTTCTTGGCCATACTTTGTTAAACCGTCGCGCTCACGAACTAATTTATATTTCATGTTAGCATTAGGGTCACCAAATAATAGCTTACCCATTTCATCATCCATTTTTAGATTACCATCCTCATCTTGAGTTACTAGTATCTTTTTTTGTACTCCGCCTATCATTTTGATTTATTTAATCTGTTGTAATATAAAAAATCCAATTTGTCATTTAAAATGCGAGAATAGTACCAATATGATGGAGACTCTTCACGACTTAATTTTTCTTCAAATTGACGAATTAAATTTCTTGCTGTCATTTCTTGTAAAGGAGTTGTGCATGAATCGATAACTTTTTCGATCCAAAGTGCAATGTCTATTTCATGTTTTGATGCTGCTGCCATATTATTCTATATCTGGTTCTATTGTGTGAGGTACTATCCATCTAACACAATCTTGTTTTAAACGATTAATGTGTTTGTAATTATTAATATATCCCATCATGTTTGCAGAGCCAATTGCGTTAGCTGAGTGAACTAATACTTGCACTATAGGAGCTCCATCCATCCATTGATCTACTAACCATTTGACACAATCCATTCCGGTTTTTTCAGTGATGTTATCGTAATCCAAAGTATAATTTCGATATACATTTGTATACCACTCATTCATTGCAGAGTCTCCTAAATCATGATCTAAAGATATCAATTCAATATTCTCCAATCCAATTTCAGTAACTTTAGCTACAAATTCATCATAACTTCTTACTACAGTCCATTCTGGTTGTCCACTAACCCATTCATTGTTTAGGCTATTTGGTATGCGGATATCATCTAAATATATTATATATTTCATATTTAAAGATAAGTTATTCTTTTGTATTAAACAAATCTAAATACTTATTTCTTATGATAAGAGCAGATTTTCTTTTAGAAAATGAAGCTCCTTCATCGATAGTACCTATTGCTTCAGTAATTACCTCTACTTCTTCATCAGTAGCGGTTTCACAGATAAAGTCTAATTCTTCACCTGTAATATTAAATCCTGATTTAATAACATTGTCGATTAAATCGAGCATATCACCTTCTGTAGCGAGGTGAACATCTTTACGTAGAATTTTCATATCTTTTTTATTATATTTAAAGATAAGTAATTCTTTTGTAAAAACCAAATTTATTTTACTAAATAACTGTGTAATTCTTTTGACTTTGGAGTCTCGTTTGGAAAGTAATATTTGTAGGTTTTTTTAGATTTACTTAACGTAATAATTTTATAAAATCCTGCAGGTACTGTAGCGCCTGTAGCTAACTTAATACATGATTTATTAAACACACAAATAATATGAACTGCAACTGGTTCTGTCTGTGCCCATACACGCTCTTGTATTTCTAACGTTTTCCATACACCTCTATTCAAATATTGATTTTGAAGTGCACAATTCAAATATGAAAAAGTTTTTAATAACGTTTCTCTGTCACAATTGAAATCAGCTGCAGGAGCCATATGACCTTTGTCATACACGTTAGAAACGTAATCTGCATTGTCTGAAGTCTTAATTCCTTTTTCAGTATAAAAATCCATTCCCGCTCTTGAAGCTGTTCCGTTAGGACATTTAACTGAATATTTAAGCCATAAAGGTTCTTCAAGAACTTCACTGTACATAACTTCATAGATTGCAGTTTTAACTTTAACTGAATCTCTTAACTTAACTTGCCCGAAACTGGTAAATGGAACCAGTAATAGTAATACTAATAGTTTTTTCATAATTAATTGGTTTATTAATATAAATACCTATTAGTATTACTATTTTCTAATTAAAGAAGTACATATGAAATAATCGACTAGAAGGAATGTCCCAACCAAAATATTCAGATGCAGAGTGAATTAACCCTCCATCAAATATTACTAAACGATTAAATACATTTCCTACTTTATCAACTTCTTCGTAAGGAGTTTTATCTAAGAATGTTTGTTGATTAAATGCATCAAGAATGTTACCATCATCATGATGACGTATTTTAGTTTGTTTATGTCTGAAGAATGTAGTGCCACATTCTGGAGGAGCATCTGGTGTTAAGTAAACCATGCCAGCCCACTTTTGAGCATCACAATGATACACTAATGGAGTACCAGCTTTACAAGTTTGAAAGCGACCACACATACCTTGATTTTCCCAATCTACTATTGGCTGTCCAATAATTTCTTCAAAACGTTCTTTAACGCCATCAAATAAAAATTGTTTTCTAGTACGCATTCCTAAGTAGCCTTCATCGTCAAAGTAATATTGACCTAAGGCAAAGTCTCTAACTGCGTGAGGGTCTTCATAAAAATTATCAACAACAAAAAATCTTTTGCCTTGATTTTTATTCAAAGCAAATTGGTTAGTATTGATATAACCCCAATCATGACCAGGTTGAGAGTCTGTATATTTTATGTCCATAAATTTTTAATATAAATATTCAAGATGTTAAATTCATTAACTATGCTGGTGTAACTTTAATTTGTTATTTGAATATACTACATATGTACAATTTTCAATCCAATCTCCACAATTAATATACTTAACATCATTAATTTGTTTAGTAGCTGCTGTATGAATATGTCCACAGACTACGGTATGACAATTGCGTTTTTTAGCTTGGCGACACATTTCATTCTCATAATCAACTAAAAATGAAACGGCTGCTTTAACATTATCTTTTAAAAATTTAGATAAACTAGTTCTTTTATTAAACCGTTTTAAAAATCTATCAATTACAATAGCTATATCATAACCAACTGAACCTAATACGCCTAACCAACGCATCTTAACGATGCCATCGTATTTATCTCCATGACAAAACCAAATACCATTTTCAATAAACTCATCTACGACTTTAATATTACCTAATTCAACGGGAGAATATTTACGTAAAAATTCATCGTGATTACCTGAGATCCAAATAATTTCTTTATCTTTAGATAACTTAAGAAACCGACGAATTACTTTAGTATGGTCGTAAGAAAACTTTTTATATTTTTTAAATAGCCAACCATCAATAATATCTCCAACTAAAATATATCTATCATACGACTCATCTTTTAATAAAGAAAGAATCGCTTCTGTTTGACAGCCTTTAGATCCGATATGTAAATCAGATATTACTAATGTTTTCATAGTTAATTACTTAATATTTAATAGTTAACTGAGATTCTACTACTGCATATCTTATACAACACGCTACATGCCCAACTGGTCTATATTCTTCAGGATTTGTTAATACTTTTTCTAATTGGTCTCTAAAAGTTTGTTTCATAACCTCTTCAGAATTGTGAATAGGAAAGTCTTGTGCAAATTCAGGAGACCAAGTTAAAGTGATACTTTGTGTAGGTTCAAATGTTTCTGGATTATATACAATAGGACTAAATACACAACCATCTTTTACTGGTTGGTACATTTCCATCGGGTCATACATTTTTGGAGTAAAAAATATAGTGTAAATATATCCTACTTTACCTTTATGAGGTGGTTCTTCAACATCTGACATTTTGTAAGTTTTCATAACAATTGCCTTTTCACCATCTTCAGTCAAACCCGCAGGCAGGTCCATCCATACTATCTTATTAAATCCTAAATGTTTGATTAGTTCCGTTTCTACTTCAATACGTTGTTCTTCAGTTAGTTTAATAATAACTGTACTATCGAAGTATCCATAAGTTTTATCTGCATCTCCACAGATAGATAATAATTTTTCTGTTATATTTGTTTTCATATTTTAATTTGATAAAGGTGCTTTGATTGCTGGATGTGATTGATAATTTTCAATTTCGAATTGAGCAATACTTTGGTATTCTATATCTATTCCTGTTATAGGACATGAATTGAATTTTAGTGTAGGTAACTCAAATGGTTTTCTTGTATAGTAAGGAATTTTATGTATCTCATAGTACTCACTTAATCCTCCTCCGAATGGCATCAATTCTTCAATAGCATTATGGTAATTTTCATATCCCATAGCTTCTTTTAACATTTTACTTCTTTCATCTGGCGTATACTTTCTGCCAATTTGTTCTTTAGCTTGTTCAATATGATTCAAATATAAATGAGTGTCACCTAAATTACCAATCAATTCATCAGGTATCATGTTAACTTCTTTAGCAATGATTTCTAATAACAATCCATAAGATGCAATGTTGAATGGTAAACCTAAAAATGTGTCGACTGAACGTTGATTCCACATTAATGAGATTGCTCTAGTCGGAATATTATGTTTAATCATATCATCTTCGGTATAATACTGAGGAAGATTTTCGGTAACTCCTAATTTCTTATCCATTAAGATAACTCTCTCAGTTTCATCTAACTCTTTTGTATAAACTTGAAATCCATAATGACAAGGTGGAAGTACCATTGAATCCAATTCTCCTACGTTCCATGCATTAACCATTAATCGTCTTGAGTCTGGATTTGTTTTAAGGTCATTGATTAGGTTTGCGATTTGGTCTATATATTTTTCTCTTGACCAAGTTACTGGTTTATCTTCGGTTGTATAAATCATATACTTTTCTTCTGGTAGGAATGGTTCACTTCTCCAATGCCAACTTCTCCATTGTGCACCATACACAGGACCTAAATCACCCCACTTATAAGCAAACTCATCATCGGTTTTAATTTTTTCAATGAATTCTTCTTTTGTGAATGGTTCAGTTAATGTTCTATTTTTCTTAGAATTTTCTAATAATTTGGTTTTACCAACGTATTCCCCTTTATTATATCTTTTAATATAGGCTTGGTAAGCATCACCATTCCAAATGTTACAACCATTATCAACCAAATACTTAATATTAGTATCACCTCTTAAAAACCATATCAACTCAGTTACAATTGTTTTGAATGGCATTTTCTTGGTTGTAAGTAATGGAAACCCTTCGCTCATTTTATGACGGATTTGTCTTCCAAATACTGATATTGTTCCAGTACCTGTTCTGTCTTGTTTCTTAACTCCATTATCAAGAATGTCTTGTAAGAGTGATTGATATTGTTTATCTAATCGATTCATTATCTTCGTTTAAATTTTCCTATAATTAATCCTAAAATTAACAAAGGCCAAGCTGCTATTCCAACAAGTCTTTCTTTGTTTTTAAATGTTACATTTGCTTCTGGAACTACATGAGTAGATAGAATTTCCATTATAAACATAATAAATATTCCAATTACTAAATATACTACTAAATTGTGTATCATAACAAATTATTTTGTTGTTAATAAATAATGTATTGTGTCGGGGCCTTGAATACACAAGACCCCTTCAATACTGTTAATTACATAACTGCTACTGTATCAACTGCTGTCGAGTCAATACTTACTGCTGCTGAATCCACTACTGCTGAAGTTGAATCAGTGTTAGTTGAAGTTGAAGTTGAGTTTGAGCTACAAGCTGCAAACGTTGCAGTTACTGCAATTGCTAATGCGAAAATTACTTTTTTCATTTTTTCTTTTTTATTTGTTTAACAATAAAATACAGAGTTCATCTCTATATTAGTGGAGCTGGAGGGATTCGAACCCTCGTCTTGTTCAGTTACTTCTACGGACTCATTCACAAGCTTAGTTTATTTTTCTAAACAAACAAAATAGATATGTTTTAACATTTCAACATCTTCAATGGGCCCCACTCTTATTTAACGAGTCAGCGAGAAGTACTCTATGTGTTCACTTCTTTTTAAGCCCCATGAGTGATACGGGAGCAATTAGGCAGCTACTGCGTAATCAGCACTAACGAAAGACATTACATCTTCGAAAGTCATTGTAGATAATTCTACTGCATTTATTTTTTTGATAGGTATTTAAGGATTTCCATCTAACCCTGCTTGCATCATCTCAAAGAACTACGCCTGCCAATCAATACCTGGTCAGCCCCATGACTTTTATAAATATATAAAAATCTTTTGATAAATCCTAGTAATTAGGATCAACTTCATCATCTTCAAAAAGAATTTCTTCTTCTTCGATAACTACTTCTTCACTTTCTTCTACTACTTCAATTTCGTCATTGACTTTTGAAATCTTTGTGGTTTTTAAAGTCGGAACTTCGTCATCTTCAATTTCAGGTATACCAGCCTCGTCCATTTTATACTTTTGATAGAATAGTCGAGTCAGGTATGTATCAATACAATGATTCATAGCAGAGTCGACTAGAAGTTCTGTATAAATTTTACCGTCTTCTCCTTCTACATCATAAAAGAATTTTTTACCTACTGGTCTGATTAAAACTACTTTTCCTACTAATTTACGGTCACAGAATCGTACTACTACGGTCTGACTATTTGAGAACTTTCTTCTTTTGCCTTTTCTTGCCATGATTGTTATTTTATTAATTAAGCTGAATATACGTCGATGATTCTAGATTGAGAAACTGCTTTTACTTCGAAGTCCATTTTATAATCTTTGAACTTGTCGTGCACAATTGCTTCTGCGTCTGTTACTGATTCGGCTTTTACCAAATACATTTCTGATTTTTTCTTAACGTGACCTTTGTCAGTCTCGAATTCTAATTGTACTGTTGCTGTGTAATACATATTTGTTTTTTTAAATTGTGATTATTTAGAATTATTTGCGATTACTACTATTACCGCTGCTATTAATAGCACACTTACTACTACTACTACAGGTATCCAAAGAGGAGCAGTTACCCACCACCATGACCAAGTTGCTACTTGCCCAATCTCGGCTAATTTTAATACAAGGAATATTAGGAATAAAGCTGTGCTTATACTAATTCCGGTTGATGTTGATTTTTGATTATCTGACATATTTTTATTATTTAATTATTATACTTAAAGATAAGTATTTCTTTTCAAAGTACCAAATTAAACTTGATATTTCTTTTGAAAACTTTTAATTAACGGTTTATACAATACATTTAATATAGCAGCTGCATCTGAAGGAATGCCTGCCCATTTCGGACCGTCTATGCTAGACTTGTGTCTGTAAATTTCTTTTTCAACAGAGTTACAAAACATTATCATTACATTTATAAAGGTAAGTTGATCACCCTCAGCTGCAGACCTTTCATGCATATCAATTTGTACTTTACTATCAAGGACATATGCAGAGGCTTCAAGTAAAGTTCGCATCATATCAATTTTACAAATTACCTGTTCTTTCTTTGACAAATTTGCAGGCCATGATATGTTTGTATTTTTTTCTCGCTCTTTATAACGCTTCTTGTAATAAAATTCAATATCCCAATAATTAAGAGGATGCTTATTAGGTACTGGATAATCCATATTTTGAAGAGTTGTCATTATTAACTCTTGTTCTTCTTTTGAAAGGGCTCTATATTGTTCTAGCGTCATATACTTATTTTAAACTTGAAACTACATACATTAAATTAACTAACTCAATTGGAGTTACAAATCC